CTCAGTCAGCCCCTTACCTACGGCCCTGACCTCGCTGTCAGTCAGCCCTGCTGTGTCAGATGGGTTTTTGCCGATGCCTTTGACGATCTGCTGACTTACGCTGACCGCGTTTGCGAATGATTCAGTAAGGCGGGTGATGAAGTTACCGATTACGGCTGTTGCCAATAATCTTTTGCTTTTTAACGCTGCCAGAACCCTTTTGCTGACCGCTGTGGCCTTCAGGTTCCCTGACATTAGCCAAAATCCTCACGAATTATGAACTTAATGACCTCAAAGACAGTTTCTTTTGTGGAGTCGCCGGAGTTTGTTAGCTCTATCTCACCCTCATACTCGCCAGCAGCAAGCCCGACAAGATTGCTACCGAAGTCAAATGTGACGATGCCACTGGCAAAATCACCGGATGAACCCTGTGATCCTGTAAGTGTTGCGATTAACGTAGACGAAAACTCTTTACGAAAGCGCATGACCACTGAGCTTGCGTCATTAAGGTCAACGGCGGAGCCAGTGTCAGAACGGGTGATAGTTGCTTGTATCTGTGCCTTGGTGTCACCCTCCACCAAAAGAAGCGTTGTCATGCTTTACCCCTCTTCGGGTTCAGGGTTTTTCTTGGGTCTGCCTCGCTTTTTCTTCGGCGGCTCAACCTCTACCGTGGCCTCATCTACCGTTAGCGTCACGGTTTCCTCTGCGACTATCTCTGCTTCTACGGTTATGTTGACCTCTGGCTCAACAGTTTTCACCTCAATGGCCCATCCGTTTTCCACGAATGTGTCCATGATTTTCTGCTGCCATTCTGCGGTAGGCGTCACCATCTCGTCTGCTGCATACAGCCCAGTGGTTGCACCTGATTCATCTTTAGCAGCGGGCTTGGGAACAAGAATTTTATACGTTGACATATTCGCTCCTTAAATAACAAGGGGAGCCAAAGCTCCCCCTGCCATCCATCTACTAGGCTGTAGAAAGTGTATCAGCATCAGTGCTGTGTCTAGGCGCACCCTTAATCACGGACGCCGAGATTGGCGTACCGTTGGAGTGTGTGCCTGTGAAATCAGCTTTGACCCTGATGTACTGAGCGCCCCCAACATAACCGATAGTGGTTATCTGGGGAGTCTCCCCGTTAGCATCCAAAGTTAAAAAGATGCCAGACGAGTCCACCGCCCCGTCAGTCACACTTGTGCTGCTTGTGACGGCAGTAAAAGTGCTGTTGTCAGATGATTCCTCAAGTATGAAATCAATCTTGACTGATGAGCTAAGTGTGTCGCCTTCAATTCCTGTATCTACCACAACCGTGGCAGATTCAAAGAACTGGAGATCAACGCCAGTGCCATTTGCGTCAGCAGTGCGTACTGCCGGAGCCAATGACTGAACAGCCGATATGCTATTAGCTAAATCTTTCATGTCGCCTCCGTTAAGAACTAATGTTCTGTTTGACGATAGCCTCAGCCAGTATGACCTGACCACCCACGCGGCGACGAGCTACATATCGGACATTTCCGGTCGTTGCTTGTGTGAAAGGATCACGCAAGACAGCCAGAGCGACACGATCAACGATCATATATGCTCTTCGGAAATCACCAAACGCCACAGGCTTTGCACCAGCCGCAACGTCCGGCATATCAGTCGCTTCCACATATCCGTAGCCGAGAATTGTATTTGTCACGCCGCCTTGAAGCATCATGCCAGCCTGAAAGACATACTGACCAGCAGTGTCCTTGAGCTTGCGGATGTCCGCCAAGGTTGAGCGATTGAATACGAATACACCCGCACGGCCATATTCAGCTTTGATGCTATGCACCAAAGTTATAAGACCATCAGCAGTCAATGCACTTGCGGCTCCTGAGTTCACAGAGGCTACGCTGCTGTTTGTCAAGAAACCCTCCGGCTTGCCTACAGCATCGCCTGAGACGAAAGCCGTACCTTCTGCTTTTGCGAATTGCTCCGCAAATTCAGCTTGCATTTCTGCCTCAAGGTCAAACACTGAATCTTCAAGGTCTTGCTCAGAAATATCCACCAGAGCGTAGTATTCATGCGCTGGTATCTCTTCCAGACCTACCGTGTAGCCAGTTGTCTCGCTGCGAGTGCCAGACTCCGCTACCCACTGTGCAGCGAACTGCCCTGTGCGCTTTGGAAGCTGGATGCTACGTTGTGCCGTGGTACGAACGCGAGAGATTGATCGTATTGGAGAAATCTCCGTCACGGTCTTGATTAACTCACGAACATACTCTGGCGGCGCAAGATAGCCACCTGTGGTGTCATTGCTGACGGTCAAAGCCTTCTTCTCATCCGGCTCCAGCCCTTCAATGCCTTTGCGACAATATTTGTCCCACGCAGCATGGCTTTCGTCAATTTGCTTCGCGCTGAAGCCAGAAGAAGGGCGGCGGAGGGCTGTTTCCAACCTATCCATCTGCTCTTCCATTTTCTCAGCGTGTGCCTTTTGGGCCATAAGTTGCTGATTCACGTTCTCCAGAGAATCCATCTTTGCTTCAATAGCATCAATCTTCCCGTCCAGAAGTGGATCAGTCACACCTTTGGCTATGTTCTCCAGTTTTTCGTCGTAGGACTTTTTGAATTCAACAAAAGCCTCGCCGTACTCGGAGATAGTCTTTTTTATGTCATCAGACATATTAATACCTCATAGGTGTTTGAGTTTGCTGGTTAAAGATTGGAGCGATTCAATCACTCCTGCGTTATCTTCAGCCTCTCGCTGATTAAATGCCTTGTGAACAGCTTTAGCCGCCACTTTGGCTTCTGAACGGGATAATTGGAAAGCATCACGCAGACCGCCCTCCCATTCTCTAATGGATAGCTCATCACCTTTGACCGATCTAACCCTAGCTTTGGGATTCATCGGAAACGTGACCAAGCTAATCTCCATTAATTCTACTTCTTTGATATGCCTCCGCTTGCGGCGGTTGTCATACTCTTGGCCCTTCGGTGCTACCCGAAAGCCAATGGACAGGCCGTCAAGTGCGCCCATCTTCATCAATTCGTAGGCTTCGCGGCCCGCTTGTGTTCCCAGCGCCAGCTTGCCCTTTACCTTCAGCCCATCTTCATCTTCTTTGATGCTCTCAAAGACGCCAATCGGCATATCTGTTTTGTGCTGGTAGAGCATTTTGACGCCTTTTGGCCCTGTTCGCCGCAAAGACTTGGCAAACGCGCCACGCATGACCACATCGTTTCCAAGGTCTTTGTTGTTGAAGATGGAGCCGTATCCTTCAAATGTACCCTTATCCTCGTCCTCATCCTCGTCGTGGTATGCCTTGATGTCTGATCGGAAGTCCAGATATTCCTCTTCTGCTGGCTCATCCTGCTTGCCCGCAACATCAATGCCCGTGCGCTCTATATATTCATCATGAGTGGCGCACGGCATAAATACTTCGTTCCCATCCTCATCGTGGGAATGAGTGCCAGTGCAGCCAATCTCCTCCGCCCGCTCCTGTGCCTCCTCCTCTGTCGTGAAGACATCGCGGCGGATTTGTTCTTTGCTGTCAGCATCCAGACCCTCATCCAATGCCTTGCAAAGCTCTAGGATGCGATCAACCGGATTTGTTCCATCTGTCATAATGGAGTCCTCTGATACAAGTTATCGTGATTGGCTAATCAACGGGTCGCGTAGCTACGCTGATGGGTTCCACAGTTTACCCACTACATCTGGGGTTGACAACAGATCAATAGTCAATTCGTGGGTCAAGAGGATCATCCGGAGGCATCTTCTGGCCTGAGTCAATCGCCTCAATGATGGCGTCCAGCCTTTCGTTTGGGTCTTCCCGTATACCTACGTCCGGAGGCGGCTCTCCAAACATCTCTTCATACTCTTTAATGTATTCTTGCGGTAGTTTAAATCGCTGCATCCAAAGCCTCATCTATCACATCGTCAAACGCTTGCGCCAATTCTGGCAGATTCTTTTTAACGTCCGGCCAATATTTTGTTTTACGCAAGGAGTACAAGTTTGCAAAAATCTCTTTTGGAACCATTCCCCTTTTACCATAGTAAGTCCTTCCATGCCCCCAGAACCCATAATCGGAGAAGGAGTCGCCTCGGGTAAGAGCATCTATGATGTCGCTGTAGTTACCAAACTCAGGTTTTCGTAATTCCAATCTTCCGGACGCTGACCTTTCATACAATTTATTCTGCCAACGTAAGATATTTTCTTGCTTGGTTTTGCCGCTTAATCCATTGGTATTTCTGTCTGATCTTATCGCAGCCTTAAACTTTGGACTCTGCTCAGACCATGTTCGTCCTGCTGTGGCTCTTTGGCCTATATCCGTCACCTCATCCTTTATAAGTCTGTAATCAATATGATGACCATACTCATGGGTCAATGTTTGACCACCCCTGTTTCTTGCAGTGGTAGTTACTTGACCCTCACCAACATAATGTGAATAGAAGCCTTTGTCTTTGCCATTTTTGAAAAATGTGGCAAATGTTGGTGTCGCAAGCCGCTTTTGTAATCGTAGTTGTTTCTGCGTAACTTGATTAGTCATTACGTCTTCATAGTCAGCAAGCGTGTTATTTGCGGTAGCAAAGCGATCTGGTAGCTTTCCGGAGAAATCCATACGGTTTTCTTGTATTTCATCCTCCACATTGTCCTCTGCGTCAATATAAACAATCGCGCATCGGCAGTTTATGACATTCGCGGCTCCGCCGTCCGGATCACCGACATACTGCATTTCCCTACCGTTGGGCATCATGAACGGCTCATCCATTGATACCTGTGTGCCATTCATTTGGGCATGAGATGATCGTGTACGGGCATCTAGCGTGGCAACCCACTGCTTGACCATGCTGACGCCAAGGTCAGAACTGAGGGACTTGTGATAGTTGTGCTGGCCGTACCCTGCCGCGTTATGAGTCTCCGTGCGGGCGATCAGGGCGGCTCTTCTGCGATTTATGCCGCTGTATTTACGATTTATCTGGCGGGCCAGTGCGTCTACGCCGATTCCCTCTGCATCAAGCTCCTGAATATCATCCAGAATCTTTCGGGTCATGCTTTGGGAAATGCCCGCAAATATTATCTCTCGGTTTTGGATAAATTCGTTTGTCCACCGTGCAACGGCCTCCGGACGGGAGAAGCCAAAGCCTAAATCCACCTGTTTCGTAAAAACACGCTCATATTTCTCGTCATTTATCTCAACGATTGTGTTGAACAGCTTTCTGGTCTCGGAACGGACTGTGGCCTCTATTTCCCGCTCTTTTCGGGCCACAGACGCACCAAAACTGGGCGTTACGCCAGCTTTAACTTGCGAAATGATGATGCGGAGGTCTTTTCTGAACGATGTTTCTAGTTTTTTCTGCAAGCGGCGTGATCTGGCGGAGATCATCCGCTTTTGTTGTGCAAGATACTTACGGGCGTTGACCCTGCCTTGCCGAAACTGGCGTATGCGCTTACGCCCAAACGTGTTTCTTCTTGCCGCCCCAATATTCAACCGCGTGGCCCTCGCTGATTAGCGTTTCACAGATGTTTGCACCTTCAGAGGTGTACGGAACGGCCAATATCCGGCCATATTTGCCTTTTCCCAAGGATTTAATGAATATTTCGTCCCCACATAGCGCGATTAGCCTGTCTTTTGCCGCCAAACCTAGCACCTTCTCCGCCTTATTTCGGGTTCTGCTCTCTGGGGTGTCTATTCCGGCTAACCTAAGTCGTTGTTTTTTCAGGATAACGGAATATCCCAAGTCTATATGAACGTCAATCGTGTCCCCATCAACTACCCTATCCACCTCGCAGCGATAAATATAGGTTTCCATAAATTAATTTACCTCTGGGGCTTGTAATAACAAACAAAGCCACTATAATGACAAGCTGTAAGTCAATTTTATCACGAGAAAATAATGAAATACGAAATAATCAGCAAGAAGCAAGATAAACACTTTAAGTACAGGCCATCTGATTTTGAGGACGTTATCAAGTTGATCCGTTTTTGCCTGAACAATAAGCAAAAGATTGAAGATTACGAAATTACTTTCTTCTTGGCTGGTAAAGCATCCACAGCAGAAAAGCTACTGGAGTCCGCTGAAGCTGATAAAGCTGCATATTGGGATAAAAAAAATAGAACCCACAAACCAATATATGTTGGAACTGGTGTTAGCGGATTCGTAAAGAAACGTATCTGGGTTAAAAGGAAGGCCAGCTAGCTATTCACAAAATTAACTTGAAGGAAAAAACGATGAACGAACAATTTTACAAATGGCTAGAAAAGCGCGTTGAGGAATATGAAACCGCACGGGAGCGCGGCCTCAAGGCATACCGTACCCGTGTTGCTCGTGTGGCGGCAGAGCGAAATGATGGCATTGAGCCAAACCAGTCTAGCGCCGGATTTCACGCGCCTTTTGATGGATACATTTGGGACACTTGGACGAAAGGCGGTGTCTACCTCAAGGGTCAGTTTCTTCCTATGGAGGCAGATGAGGAGACCGTCAAGTTGGGCGCATTCAGCGAGGATCGCAAAATTGAAAACGTCCCTGTAGATCGCGCCGATGATTTCTTGAAACACTTCAACGAACTGCAACAAGTGAAAAACAAGCTCATAAATATTCAGGCTGGCGCGCATTACACCATCAAAGGCACAGACACCAGAGCTTGCTATGTCTATATCAGCAAATGCCCAGAAGACTTGATTCAGGCGATTGAAGACTACCTCATGGGCGACATATACGAGTTGAACCGCCTAGCTCACGAAAAGGCAGAACAGGAACGTGCCGCACGGGATGCAGCGCATCGGGACGGCGAGGATGTCACGGAAGGCCGTCAGGTCATCACTGGCACAATGCTTACCATGAAGCGCCAAGAAACCATCTACGGTCTGACGCTTAAAATGCTAGTTCAAGATGACCGTGGGTTCCGAGTTTGGGGTTCCGTTCCATCAGGTCTTACCGCATTGAGATATGACAGAATTACGTTTACAGCAACAGTTCAGCGTTCTGACAAAGACAGCAAGTTCGGATTCTTCAAGCGTCCAACCAAGTCTCAAGTTCTGCCAAACAACTAAAAGGATAAAAACGATGAGGACAATGAAGCCAAAAACAAACCTGAAAAAAGTAAGCCGTAAGGCCGGATACTGGGACAACCGCAAAACGGAAAAGACCGTCTACG